CTTTGCTTGTGTACTTCCTTGACAACTTGTGAAAGTGGTATTTGTCACGCCTATTCTCAAATGCATCAACTGAGATATTACTCTTACCATTGTATTTAAAGTAATCGTAAGATTCTCGGTTGAAGTGCAATTTTAATGAATTGAATAACGCAAATGTTTCATAACCAGTCATATTGGTAAACGAGATTTCTTCACTTTCAACATATTCAAATCGGAAGCCAACAACTCAATTTTCGATTTTAAATTCGAATTAATTAATGTTGCGGCGACTTCCGTTTCAAGACCCGTTTCTGCACAATACTCAACTATAGCTTCAAGATGATTGATGTTTCTTTCGGAGACGAATCTATCAATCTCCACAGAAAACGTCTTCATTTCTTCTTTAGTTGGCATTATTTCACAATCGTTTCGTACAACTGTTCAAATTGTTCGTGCGTAGCTACTTCTTCATCATAGTTTTGCTTATGATAAACTTTGACCAAACGCTGAACGACCTGTTTAGGTAATTTCAAATCATCTGAAACTTTTTTCACTGCTTCTTTAATGAAGTCTTTTTCTCCGTCCATTCGTGTCATTGAATTTGAACACTCTTGTACAGCATCTAACAATTTCTTGCGGTCTGCTTCATTAGAGATTTGGTTAATGCTAAATTGTTTCACTGCCATAATATACTCCTAAATTATTTCTTTGTTGCCGCCATTGTGATACAAACGGGATTAGCACCAGTTTCATATGCACACTTAACAGACAATGGATCAACGCCTTTTGTAATAGCGGCTTCGATGTTTTTTGCCATGTTGTTACGGTCGTTTAAATTATACATGAATCCTCCAACGATTGTGGTACACAATACGATTGTTATAGAAACACATATAGTGATAAGGTCTTTGTTCATATTAAATAACTCCTTTTGTTCGGTCAATTTTGTCACCTTTGCTTTTGTAGAAAATATGCCTGCCAATTTTAGTCTCCTTTTGTAGTTTTGTCCAATTTGGATTAACATAATCTGCATGATAATATGTCGCACCATTTGTAACATCCTCCATCCGATCAAAATTGATGTACAGGTTAGTTGCTAACTCTCTAATGTCATTATACAACTTTGTACTCTTGATTGTCAACCGTTTTGAGGTAAATAAGGAATCACAATACCAAGAAAATTGGCAAGTGTTACCGGTCTTTTGGGTTACTACATCGCAAATATTACTAGCATAGTTGCCGGTTTGTACACGATTCAACGTAACAAACGCAACAGCCATTTGGCCAGTAACGGGTTCATGTGCCGACTCGAAATAGATATTTTCCGCCAGACATGTCACGTGTTTTTGTGCCTCTTTTGATAGAGACTGATAGCTTGCCTTGATTGGCATAATGTTGTGTATATCAACATTGATTGAAGCTAACATTAAAATAATACTTGATAAAAATGCACTTAAAAGTACAATCCTACTTTGCATTTGGTTCCTTTCTGTGTGTGCGATAGGCCGAAGCCTATCTTTCCCTTACGACTTCTTAGTAACCTTGATAGGTTCAGAAATGTTCGAAACGAAACCATTTAAAGCTTGCGCCTTAGTAATAATTTCTTGTTCCGATGGGAATAGTGAATATTCTGGCTGATTAGGTAACTGTTGTCCTTGAGTGCGAGCATTCTCGGACGCTACCTGCCAGTTATTATGTGCAACTTCCCGTTTAGACATATACTCTTGTTCGAGCATGTCTTTAGAAAGTTTTAGAAGTTCGAGACGGATCTCGAATGGTGTCATGTTACTCATGGTATTCTCCTTGTGTGATGAGTGTAATGTAGTTGGTTATTCTGTTACGAGGAAACCAACTGAAACCCTAGTCAGCGTTTAGGCTGCCAATGCGTACTTTTCATCGTTTGCATTTATTTTTGTTTTAGTGTTAACGTCAACTCTGACGAGTAGCCAATTTTTGTACTTGTTGCCCTGTCGAAACTAGTCAAGCCCATCATAAGAATTTTGGTTTAGATTATCTGGATGTCCGTGATCCCTTAGTCATCTTCATTATCGCACGGCGCAGACCTAAATTCTTATGGTGGACTTGGGGGGAATCGCACCCCCGTCCAAGACACTTTTCAAAAAATCAGTTTACTACTATTCATTCTGTTGTTGGTATTACATTTTCTACTACTTCCATGATAAGCATTTCACGGATAGGTTCTTCAATACCTAATGTTATGAGAATATCATTTTCTGGATTAATGATAACATCATCAGCGGAAAGTTCAATTATTTTTTCAGAAACAAACGCAATTAATTCTTGTCCCGTTAAACCATCAGGATTAGAAATATTAGTATAATTTGTTGTTCTGTATTCCACTTTGATTGTGGAATCTTCGTTTACTTTGATAAATTGAAAATCGTTCATTTTATTTTATTATTAGAAAGTTGTTAATATAGCACCAATAATTGGCGTTTCTCCAATAATTGGACCGGAAGCAGGCCAACTTGGATTTATTGCAGATGAACTAGTGTTCACCACAAATTGTACACTCGAACCATTATACCACCAATGGTCTGCAGTTATAACGTTTGCTGCACCACTTGGTTGTGGCAATGGATTATTATAATCTCCACCACGTTCAACAATCATAACGTGCATTTTACCAGCATCCACCGTTCTTGAATAGTTGTAACCATCAAAATTAATTTGTCCCTGTCCACCTTCAAACGCCCATTTGCCAGGAATCAAGTATGAATAAGTCCATGCTCCTCTGTTTCCACCGCCACCAGAGAAAGTTATTGAATTACTTGATACTGAATTAACCTGTGCAACAAAAGTTTGTGTTTTAACAGTTATACCAAATCCATTACCAACAGGTGTGGGTTGTGCGCCATCACCAACATAGGTGAAAGGACCGAAATCATGTAATAAAGTGCCAGAATTTGTAGATGGTGATATTGTTGGATAATTACCAATTCCACCAGATGCAATACTAACCATGGTGTAGAACATACTACTCAATGGTAAACCACCATTTGAATATGACCATGAATTAACAGCAGAAGTTGAATATCTAAAATTGGGATGGTTTCTATTATAATTATCACCAGGATAATAACTTAGTTGACCTGTACCTTCACCATATCTAACTAAATTGGAACGATTGTTCCAGAAATAATTTGCCAAAGCAACAGCGTTAGGTTCAGCTGATGCACCATAGAAATTACTAATTGAGATTGCACCACTGGAAGGAATAGAAACTGCTGAACCACTTGGATAACCAACTGTTCCTGAATTTACTAAACCACCGCCAGCATAGTATTCATTCAAGCCAATTGGATTAGAGCCGCCAAATTCTGCTTGAATTTCACTCAAAGATAATGAACCTTGATTGAATGATTTAATAGTCATTTTGTTGTATGTTTAAATGTGATGTACTATTTAGTCAAATCAATCCCATAGGGCTTGATAATACTTTCCAAATAATCTAAAACCATTTTTGTTTCGTTCTTCGTGTGCTCTGTATGCATCCCAATCGCATTTTCGGTCACCTAACTCTACCATTTTTTTGCAATTTTTACCACCGTATTCCGAGTCAGCATCTTGCCATTCAATTTTACTTGTACCAGTCCAATACTTCTCAGACCAATCCTCATTATTCTTACATTCGAATGCTTGAATCATTTCCTCAAGTACCCAATCCCAACGTTTGAAATGATTGTCATCAATATCATAATCGTTTTCTTTTGCTGGTGCTTCGGTGCTGCGTAAACCAAGGCCTTCTGGTACATCTTCATCATCAACACAAGGAGCACCATGTTTTGTTTTATGTAACTGTTTCAACATTGGCAAAATAATCAATGCAAGGGTATGATCCATTGACCATGTATCGTACTTATCAATACGAATTTTCACTTTGCGTTTTTTATGACTTTCTACCCAAACGCAGACTTTTTGTAACCACGTATCTTTGCCATCTGGTCCAGCCAGCCACCCGCCAATTTCAAAACGTTTATCTTTTGATAACCAGAAAAATAGTTTATCTGCTATCTGATAAGGACCAATCCAATCTCTGTAAGGACCAATATATATTTTCATCTTTTATCCCAGTAATTTTGTATGTATGTATTTAAACTGTTAATATAATTCGATTTGTCTTTAATAAAAATTTGTGGTACTTCTTCTTCGGTTGCAATAGCTACCACAATCTTATTTATAGTTTTACCTGTAATTTCTTCAAACATTAGTGCATATGCGGTACATTGCATAAAGTAATTTTGAATCTTGTCTTCACTCTTTTCACGTGTAGAGGATTTGAAGTCAATAACTGCTAATTCATTATCCCACTCAGCAATTAAATCCACACGACCTGCCATTCTTAGCTGGTGACTATATAACGCCTGTTCAAGACAATAGATATTATCCACAAACTCATCCAACTTCGGCCGCAATTGCTTAAACATCATTTTGTCTAATGGCATCATTGATGCTACTTTTTTAGGTGACAATTCACCCAATAAATAAGTTTCACATAAACTGTGCAATTTAGTACCACGATTTGAAGCACGTGTAGCAATCTTATTTGCTTCTTCCGCACCGACACGCTGGCGCCATTCCATAATGGCCTTCTTATTGTAATCTGCCAAAACAGTAGTCACCGATGGGTACATTTCACCACTCGGTGTATTGTATCTTCTGCCAGCATCTGTAGTAACAGCTTTTAAG